GAATTTAGAACACAAGCGATTAGAGTTCTTGATAAATATCTAGAACAGAATGAGGCAGATAGAAAACCTATCATGTTGTGTCTAGATTCACTTGGTATGTTATCTACAACAAAAGAAGTAGAAGATACTGCTGATGGTAAAGAAACTAGAGATATGACTAGGGCACAAGTTCTCAAAGCTGCATTTCGTGTATTAACTTTGAAACTTGGTCGTGCAAAAGTTCCTATGGTTGTAACAAACCATACATATGATGTAGTAGGTTCTATGTTCCCAACAAAAGAAATGGGTGGTGGTTCTGGTCTTAAATATGCAGCCTCATCTATTGTCTATCTTTCAAAGAAGAAAGAGAAAGATGGTACAGAAGTAATCGGTAATATTGTACATTGTAAAAACCATAAATCAAGAATGACCATAGAAAATAAGATGGTCGATGTTCGTTTAACGTATGACAAAGGATTAGATAGATATTATGGATTACTTGACCTTGCACTCAAGTATGATATATTTAAATCTGTTTCTACTCGTATTGAACTACCAGATGGTTCTAAGACTTTTGGTAAGACTATCAACAATAACCCAGAGAAGTTCTTCACTGAGGATATTATGAAACAGTTAGATGAATGTGCAATGAAAGAATTCAAGTATGGAAATATCGAAGAAATATCAGTTCGTACAGAATAAAGGTGCAAAATGGCAAGGTATCGGTCTTACCAAAGAAGCAGGATTTTATCAAGGGGTGGTTTACAGATATGGAAAGGTAACACCAATTGAAGAGAACGATAAATTACGATTAAAGTTTGACTGGCAAATATTAGACTCTAATGGGTTAGGAAAAGAACATTTTGGTGATGATTTTTTTAACTTGATTGGTGACATACTTTATGATATAATGGATAAACAATTAGAAGATGGAAGTTTGCAATATGTTAACACAGACGATAGAAAGAACAACGCTATCACACTTAATACATAATGAAAATTATTGTAGGAAAGTTCTCCCATTTATAAAGTCGGAATACTTTTCTAATCGTAGTGAAAGAGTAGTATTTGAAGAAATCAATAAGTTTCTTGAAAAATATAATTCACTACCTACAAAAGAAACACTCACAATTGGAATTGATAATCGTAAAGATATTAATGATGATGAGTACAAAAAGATTGTTGAGGTCATTACTTCACTTGATAAAACTGAAGTAGACTTACAATGGTTACATGACGAAACAGAAAAGTTCTGTAAAGATAAAGCGATATACAATGCAGTTCTTGATGGTATTAAGATTATTGATGGTAAAGACAAAGAAAGAACACCAGAAGCAATACCGTCAATATTATCAGAAGCACTAGGTGTTGCATTTGACTTATCTGTTGGTCATGATTATGTTGAAGATGGTTTAGATAGATACGAGTTTTATCACAAGAAAGAGGAAAAGATACAATTCGATTTAGATTATTTTAACAAGATTACAAAAGGTGGATTACCACAAAAAACTTTGAACATTGCACTTGCTGGTACTGGAGTAGGTAAATCACTATTCATGTGTCATATGGCTGCGTCTACACTTATGCAAGGTAAGAATGTTTTATATATTACATTAGAGATGGCAGAGGAACGTATCGCAGAACGTATTGATGCAAATCTAATGAACGTAACTATAGATGATTTACATACACTCCCTAAAAAGATGTTTGAGAATTATCTAACTAAAATACAAAAGAAGACAAATGGTAAATTAATTGTCAAGGAATATCCAACTGCATCTGCTCATGTTGGTAACTTCAGAAGTCTAATTAAGGAACTTGCACTAAAGAGAAGTTTCAAACCAGATATAATATTCATCGACTATCTGAATATTTGTGCGTCATCTAGATTTAAGGGGAACGCAAATGTCGGTTCGTACTTTTATATTAAAGCGATTGCAGAAGAACTTAGGGGTCTTGCCGTTGAAACTAATGTTCCGATTATGTCAGCGACACAAACTACTAGAAGTGGATTTGTCTCAAGCGACATTGGGTTGGAGGATACATCAGAAAGTTTTGGTCTACCAGCTACGGCTGACCTTATGTTTGCTCTCATATCTACCGAAGAATTAGAAGACTTAAATCAAATCTGTGTTAAACAATTGAAGAATCGTTACAATGACCCAACTATAAATAAAAGATTTATATTAGGTATTGACAGAGCAAAGATGAGATTATATGATGTTGAACAACACGCACAAAGGGATATAGTAGATTCTGGACAAGAAAAAGATGAAGTGGTATTCGACAATACGCCGTTTGCTGGAAAGACTGGCAAATATGAGAAGTTCTCTGACATCAAGGTTTCCTCGTAAAACCTATAAGGTGAAATATTATCACGACATAAATCCAGACACCCAGAAGTGGGAAGTGATTGAACTACCATCTAACAATGTTATCAAAACATATAACTTTGAAGAAGATGCGGCTGATTTATCTACAAAACTAAATGAAACCAAACCATTTGGTAACCACGGTTTCCCAAATTTCTTATCACATAAATAACTACATTAAATATATGGAGTATTTGGATGTTTGGATTTAAAAAATATCTGGTTGAACTAACCGTTTCTCCAGACTATCAAAGTAAGGGCGTGTTCAACCCATTCTATGTTCTCAATATACCAGAAGACGATATCAGACCATCTGTGGGCGATGGAGAGATAAAGTATAAGAGTGTTGATGTTGGTTCTGGCACATTAATAAAGAGATATGGTAAAGGCAACTTTCATTTTCAAGTAAATGTAAATGGTGAGGATACAAACTTTTATATCATCACACCAAAGAAAGGTTTTGTCACTGCACACTACGGACAAAAGACTAGAAAAAGTGCAACTGCATCATCTAACGTAAATGAATTTTTGACTGTCTACTTTTTACTTCACAAAGATTACACAGATGCAAAAACTTTCATGTCAGATATTGGTGGAAAGACAGGCCCTACTGGTGTTTTGGATGGTGCTGGAAAATCAGTCACATATGAAGACCTCATTGAATTAATAGACAAAGACGAAACTGCTGAAAGAGATATTCAGATAGGATACAAAAATTCAGTCGTGGTTGCAAAAGATTTACCAAATACTATTGATAAAGTTTTTTGGGTGCCTGCAATTAAACCAGATGGTGTTGGTTCTAAAAATCCATCTGATGTTGTGATTAAATTAATTGATGGTACTTATGTTGGGTACTCAAATAAAATATCTGCTGGTAAAGATGCAACACCAAAAATCAACACCAACATAACTGCGTTTTATTCTAAACTTGGTGATAAAAGACAATTAAAGAGTATACAGAATATGATTGATGATGCGTGGAATGATGCAGCTTCAACCATTGAGGTAACTACTCCAAACGCACATAAAGCAATTTCAACCTTCAGTATATCTGGAGAGGGTTTTAGTGAAAGTTCTTCAAAGAGAGCATTCGCAACTCTTGCTCGTGCATTTCAAAAAGATAAATTAAAATTCTATGCAGATGATTTTTATTATAAATTTAGAAACAATTTAATATCTGCATTTTCTACATACATATCAGACTCAAGAAATATGGTGTATCTTTTGAACACAGTTGGGTTTTATACATATGATGACCCAAATGCAACACCTTGTCCTTACAAACTTTTGATTGGTAGTGAAAAGGGTTCTACAATCAAAGAGGTTTCTTCAGATGAAAAACAAAGACAGATATTTTTTACAAAAAAACCATCTGATTTGACACAGATAAGAACTTCATATGATAATAAAAGTCAGTCTTTTGCTCTCTCGTTTGGTTATAGACCACTAGGAAAAATAATATCTGCACCAATTACATTAAGAACTAGAGCTGCTGGTGGTTGGTCTGGTAAAAGTTTATATGTTACAACAAGTGGATTTAAAGTAAAATGATGAACTTATTCGAAAGTAAAGCAGGGAAAAACCTACATCTAGAACATATCGAAGATGAGATATTAAACTTTGGTGTGCCTGGGGGTAGAGGTGCAATCAACTTTATGCGTTCACTAAGGGATATGCTTGCTGGTGAGTCTAGGTCTTCAGTCAATATGACAGTTAAGTGGGATGG